ACACATGGGAAAAATTCTTTGAAGAAATGAAACCACAGATTGTAGAAGCATTCTATACTAAGATTGACGAAGCGGGACTACTTGGACATGAAACACCATTCGCAAACTCAGTAGCTAAAGCGGCCAAAACTGCTAACAACGTAGTAGGCGGGGTATTAAACTACGAAAACATCTTGAAACTTGAAGACAAACTTCTAGATAACGATATTGAAATTAATGCCTTTGTATCTCGTGTTTCAAACCGTTCTGTTCTTCGTGATGCTCGTGACGGCGACAAGAAAACAATCTTTGATAAAGATACTAACAAACTTGACGGTATCACAACAGTTGACATGAAGTCTAAACAATTCAAGAAGGGCGAATTGCTAGCTGGTGACTTTGACAATCTTATCTACGGTGTACCTTACAACATTAACTACAAGATTTCAGAAGAAGGTCAAATCTCTACTATCAAGGGAGCAGACAACGAACCTATCAACCTATTTGAACAGGAAATGGTTGCAATCCGTTGCACAATGGACATTGCAGTTGCAGTCACTAAAGACAATGCGTTTGCTAAATTGACAGATGCTTCAAACGTCTAAAAGGGGGTATTAAATGGCTTATATCGTAACTACTAACATTATTGATACTAAAGATAATGGTTGGTTCTACGAAGCTGGGGAAACATATCCTAGACAAGATTTGACGGTATCAGATGCACGAATTAAAGACCTCTTGAAAAAAGGGGTTATCGCATCTGACGAAGAACCGAAAGAAGAACCAACAACAAAAACTAAAGGGGAATAAATATGGATGATACCCAACTTGCAAAGATTAAACGTAGGTTGGGGATTGCCCCCAACGACACAAAAGAAAATGACTTGTTAACTGATTTAGTTGAAGATGCTGAAAGCTATTTCAAATCACTTACTGGTTCGGTATATATTGACAGTAAGTATAATTTTATGATTGAAAACGTTGTTTATAAACTCTACGGGCGAAAAGGTTCGGAAAGTGTATCGAGTGAAACGGTTGACGGATATTCAGTAACTTATCAAGACTACGACAACTTATTCAAGCCTTACATGGCTATTTTAAATAAAGATTTTGGTCTTGATGGTTCGCAACGTCAACGTGGAAAGGCATTCTTTCTATGAAAACACCTCACAGAATTACGCTTGTTAGAGGTTCAGGGGTTGCTAAGTATAATCCGGAAACGGACACTTACGAAAACCAAGCTGAACAATCCGTAATTGTACCATGTTTTGTGAATTATATTCAAAAAGCAAAGGTTTTTGAGTTATACGGCAATCGTTCGGATGTCGTTATGATATGCAGATTTCAGCAGGAACAAGAACCGTTCTTGTATGCAATCTATGACGGGTTCAGATATGAGCAGATTGATAGCGTAGAAGCTTCAAAATGCTCTGTACGGCTCAAAAGGACAGTAAGGGTATAAATGGGCGTAAATATAGAATGGCACGGCTTAGAGAAGCTAACAAGCACGATTTATAACGCACACCCTAAAGCCGTAGAACAATCTATACAAGTTGTTAAAAATAAAGGCGAAAAAGGAAAGAAAGTAGCAAGAGAATTAGCGCCAAGAGATACTGGATTTTTGAAAGACCATATAAACGTGACATATCACGGTATGGAAGCATGGATAACAGGAAGCGCATCTTATACAGGGTATCAAGAATACGGTACTCGTTTCATGGCTGGTAAACCACACTTTAGACCTATGTTAGAGCAGATATTACCTGAGTTTCAAAAAGATATGACGGATGTTATGAAAGGAGTTTTTAAATGACACCCAATCACGATTTGTTTAGGAAGTTATTTGCTCTTTCTGATTTAAGAGTAGATACTTACGATTATCTACCCAATGCAGATGCACAATATCCGTTTGTTTATATCGGAGAATATAACGGCTCTGATACGCCTAACAATGACTTGTACGGATCAGTAAGGCAAACAGTCCATATTTACGGCACACGGAAGAATAGAAGCAAAATAGACAATGTTTCAGCCTATCTTGAAAATACAGTCAAGTATTTCAAAGACGGGTATGAGTATAATTTCAATCATTTAACAACAGATAAACAAGTTATTGCAGATAATACAGACGTCCAGCCTTTACTTCATGTAGTGCTGGACATTACTTTTAGTTATACCAAAAAGGAGAAATAATAAATGGCAGATTTAATTTTGGGGAAAGACGTTATTGCTTTTTTCCGTCGCTATAAAGACCGTACAAAACAAGATGCGGGTAAGGTACGTTTCCAATCTGAACTTTCTATCAAGTCAGAAAAGAACGTAGAAAGTACAAAAACAAAAGATGGAGTTGTAAACTCAATCTCAGACGGAGAGACAAGCGGAGAGTTTAAATCACTTGCTTACCGTGAAGACGGCGACACAGTGAATATGTGGAAAGAAATGCGCAAATGGTTCAAAGCTGGCGATAAGATCGAATGCTGGATTGTTGACCTTGGAAGCAAGAAGGAGGTCAGCGGAGAAGATAAGTATGACGTAGAATACTATCAAGGCTACTTCAAGAACTTTGAATTGTCAGCACCTTCAGACGATAAGGTTGAGTTATCTTATGAAGTCGCTATTGACGGAAACGGTATCCTACATACTGACAAGTTAACAGACACGCAAAAACAAGCGGTCGAAAGCGCACAATACAACTACCACACGCTTGAAAAAGAAACAAACGGCGAAGGTGTCGCAGTTTAATTGAAATAGTGGTATTTAGAAGGGCAATTTATTTGCCCTTTATTTTTTTATTTAAAAGGAGAAAAAACAAATGATTTTAAAAATTGGAGAACGTGACTATACACTACGCTTTGGACTTGGTTTCTTGCGAGAAATGAACAAGCTACATTCTGCTGAATTGGAAGGCATGAAAACTGGCTACGGTGCAATGACATTGTTCAATGCTGGACAAGCACTTAATGATCCAATGGCTTTTGTTGACATTATCAAAGCTGGAACAGTCACAGAGAACCACAAACCAAGCAATGAAGCAATCGAAAAATATCTTGAAGATTTGATTTTGAATGACGAATACGACAAAACAATTACTGAAATTGTGAACGAGTTAAAAGCATCTCCCCTACTCAAAAAAGCAATGAACCTAGTCGAGTAAGGGAAAATCAAGGTTCAGACTTTGGCTATGATGAAGCAATAGCCTTGCTTATTGCAAGACATAATATGACGTTTAAAGAAGCATCACGCACCACGCTTGAAGAATTTGAAATTTATAACACTGCTTACCTTATCCAACAGGAAGATAGACGGTACAATTCAGCAATTCAAGCATGGTTCAATCAAACAGTCCAGGCAACTAAAGGAAAAGGCAAGAGCGCAAGGTCAGCCTTTAAAACGTTTGACGATTTTTACAATCACAAAGACGAGTTTGACAAGATTTTCAAAAAAGATGATGTCGGACAAGTCAAAGAAAAGAAAATGAGCCTTGCTGATAGAAACAGAAGGCTTAATCAATCTATGAAAGAAAGGGGGTAACTAATGGGGACAAATTTTGATGTTACCGCCATACTAAAAGCCAATGTTTCTGATTTTTCTAGCGGTATGAAAGAAGCACAAGCATCTTTACAAAGCCTTAAACATCAAACCGGCTCAAGTTTAGACAAAGTGAGCAATAGTCTTTCAGCGGTTGGTGCTTCTGCAATTAAACTTGGTAGCGGTATGACTGCTACATTGACAGCACCAGTTGTTGCTGGTGTCACTGGTATTGTCAAATCGTTTGCTGACCTTGAACAAAGCCTTGGTGGTGTTGAAACGCTATTTAAAGATAACGGGACAAGTGCTATTGGACTTGCTAAAAAATACAACATCACAGCCAAAGAAGCACAAGCTATGTATGACACCATGGAATCAAAAGGCGCAAGCGTTCTATCCAATGCGAACAATGCATTTAAAACGGCTGGTATATCAGCGAATGAGTATATGCAACAGGTAACTTCATTCTCTGCTACATTGCTTCAAGGTTTAGGCGGAGATACTGAGAAGGCAGCCCAATACGCTGACAAGGCGCTTATACAGATGGCAGATAACGCCAATAAAATGGGTACTGATATGCGCTCTATCCAAGATGCTTATCAAGGTTTTGCTAAAGACAACTTCACGCTCTTGGACAATTTGAAGCTAGGCTATGGCGGGACTGCTAGCGAAATGGCACGGCTTGTTAATGAGTCAGGCGTTTTAAACGGAGAATTTGAAGCAACAGCGCAAAACGTGAAGGATATTCCATTCCATACACTTATTGAAGCTATCGGAATTACACAAGATCGCTTAGGAATTACTGGAACGACTGCTAAAGAAGCAAGTGAAACAGTCGCTGGTTCTTTTAAGGCTATGAAGTCAGCTTTTGATAACTTAGTAGCTGGTTTAGGACATGACGAAGCTGATATATACGGCTTATTTGAAAAACTAAAAGAAACTGTATTGACATTCAAAGATAATGTCGTACGGGTTCTTTTGACTATATGGGATAACTTACCCCTTGAACCGTGGCAGAAATGGTTAGGGCTTATCGCAGTATCGGCTGGCCCTGCTTTAATTGCAATAGGTGGCGTGGTTACAGTTATAGGTAAGTTCGTAGGTACTATCAGTTTAATAGCTGGCGCAGTATCTAAGGTTTCAGCATGGTTTACATTGCTAAACTCAGGCGGTAGCGCATTAAGTGTAACGTTTGCTAAAATTGTTGGCGTTGTATCTTCACTAGGTGCACCATTCCTTGTTGTTATCGCAGTGATAGCAAGTTTGATAGCTATTTTAGTCGGTGTATATAACACAAGTGAAGAATTTAGAAACAAGGTTAATTCAGCATTTGAAGCAGTTAAAACTGCAATTACAAGTGCTATTCAAGAAGCTGTTAGCTTTGTTCAAGGTATTTGGGGTACGCTTGTTTCTTGGTGGTCTGAAAATCACGAATTGATTGAGCGTGTAGCTACTAAAGTTTGGAATGCTATTAAAACAGTTGTTGAAACTGTAACCAATTTCTTAGCACCTATTATCCAAAGCGCTTGGAATGCTATCGGGACATATATTTCAGTTGTTTGGGGATTGATTAAATCCACAATAGGCGCTGGACTTGATTTTATTTTAGGAATTATCAAGGCAGTCATGCAGATCATTGATGGCGACTGGTCGGGCGCTTGGGAAACAATCAAAGAAACAGCAAGTAGGCTTTGGGAAAATATCAAGAATATCATCAAACAATACTTGGACGGTATCGTTCAAATCTTTAGTGGTATCTTTGAGTTTTTGAAGACAGTTTGGGAAACTGGCTGGAATGCTCTTATTACATTCTTAGCGCCAATTTGGGAAGGTATTAAACTAGCAGTTCAGACAGGTATTGAAGCAGTAACTGCTTTCTTCCAAACTTCAATGACTGGTATCCAATCAACTTGGGAAAATGTATGGAATACAATAACAGCTTTTATTGGCCCGATTTGGACGGCTATTTATGAAACGATCTATACAACATTAACGACTATTTGGACGTATATTCAAACTACATTTGAAGCAATTAAGTCTATATTTGCGAACGCTTGGGAAATTATTAAAGTTATATTTGCTACAGTATTATTAGTTATTTATGGACTAGTAACTGGTAATTTTGACTTAATCAAACAAGCTATTTCTAACGCTTGGGATATTATCAGCGCAAAAACTAATGAAATATGGAATACTATCTCAACTTTCTTGTCAGGAATTTGGGAAAGTATTAAATCAGCAGTTTCTAACGCTTGGGAAAGTATCAAATCAGCTATTTCAACGGCACTTGAAGTGACTAAAACAACAGTTCAGAATATATGGAATAATATTGTTTCATTTTTAAATCAAACACTAGAAAATATCAAATCAGGTATTTCAACAGCTTGGGAAAATATCAAATCAAGTATTTCAAATGCGGTTGAAAATATTAAAAACACAGTTACAAACGGCTGGAACAATCTAGTTAGCACAGTAACAAACGCTGGCCCTCGTATTGTATCAGCGGTAAGAAGTGGATTTGATAATGCAGTAGCATCTGCTAGAAACTTTATCGGTCAAGCCGTAAACGTAGGTCACAATCTGATCATGGGATTTGTGAACGGGGTTAGAAATGCCGCTGGCGCTCTTATTGATGCCGTTGGTGGTGCTGTAAGAGGTGCTATAAATTGGGCCAAAGGTTTACTTGGTATTCATTCACCTTCACGGGTATTTAGACAGTTTGGTATTTACACAGACGAAGGTTTCATTATCGGTGTAAACAGTAAGGCTGGCGCAGTCGTGAAATCAGTCGGGAACATGGCACAAGGGGCGATAGATGCCTTTACTGGCAAAGATTTAGCTGGCAACTTGCAAAGTGAACTAGGCGCAGTAGATGGCGAACTAGGGCGCTTATCAGGATATAATACATCCGTTGACTTCAACGGCGGTACAATTACAGTCGGACAACAATCTGCTGATATTGTTCTTAAAATGGGTAACACGACTTACAGAGCGTTTACTGAAGACATTACAAGCGCTCAAGAAATGGAATTGACCTTGGCAAACTATTAGAAAGGAGAAAGCTATGTATGGATATTCAAAACTAGAAAAACATGATGAAAACGTGGCTTTCGAGCCAAGCGATAATATGACATTAAACAGTATTCCAATACATCAAGTAGTAGAGGGATACAGACAACTAACGGTCAGTGGTAGAGGTCTAGTAGGACAATCCGTCAAAACTACTTCTATTGCTGGACGGCGTGGCGTTTGGGTTGAAAGTATTTCAGAACCCGAAAGGATTTTAGAAATCAAGTATCAGTTGACTGCTGAAACAACTACTGAACTACGAAAAAAATTCAATCGTTTAAATGATTTTTTACGTTCAGTTTCAGATGAACATGGAATGTTAGAGGTTTCATTCAAAGATGAACCTGATTATATTTACTTCGCTATTTTTAACGGCGCAGATGCTATCGAAGAAAACGCACTAACTATTGTTAGTCGTTTTTCTTTGCTAGTTCCTGATGGGTTCAAAAAGAAAAGAGTTCAAACTTCAACGGGTCAAATTAGGTTACAAGATGCAAAGACCGTAACGCCCGTATCTATCACAGTTACAACAAGCAAGCCAACAAATGAAGTCAAAATCACGAATGGCAGACAGACAATATCATTTACTGGTGTTTACGAAGGTGCGAAAGATATTGTGATTGAGTTCAAGCAAGATGAAGTGAAAGCAACTTATAAAAACCGTAACATTTTAAGCGAACTTGATCTATTTAGTGATTTAGAGAATTTCAAAGTTAGAAACTTTGATACTATCACGGCTACAAATGCGACAGTAAAAGAAGTAGTTTGGAGAGATGAACGACTATGATATATTTATTTGATAAAGACGAGAAACTAATTAAAATCGTCAAAAAAGAAGCTATCAAGACTGCTCTTCAAAAGTTCGCTTTGACTACCGAGAAATATGTATCTGATAGGCTCACGATTGAGATGAAAGAGTTGAGCAAGAAAGAATTTGATGCAGTGGAGTATATGGCTATTCAGTCAATCGAAGATGCGCATACTTTCCATTATTTCTATATTGCTCAAAAGTTTTCTGAAAATCTTACTACTTTGATTGGCGTTCAGTCAGGTATTGAAGAATTAAGAAAGTCTGTTGTTTTAGATAAACGTCCACATAATACATTTGCTAGACCTATTATCAATGAACTGCTTGCTGGTACTAACTGGCAAGCACGTTTTGTTAGTGAAACAAGTCAACGATCAACAAACTTCTACTACATTTCAACATTTGAAGCCTTGAAAAAGGTTTGTCAAGTATGGAATTTAGAAATGCAGTTCTTTGTTGAAGTAAACGGCAATAAAATAGGCGCACGTTATATTGATTTTAAACAGAAAATTGGCGAAGCGACTGGAAAGCGTGTAGTTTATGGACATAATGCGCTACAAATCTTGCAAGAAGTCGAGCGTACAAATCTATTTACTGCTTTAATCGGCCGTGGAAAAGGCGAAGAACTCAGCGCACCAAGTGAAGATAATGCTACTGGCAGTTACGGGCGTAGAATTACATTTGAGGATGTAGTTTGGGAAGTTAAAAAAGGCAATCCAGTAGATAAACCAAAAGGCCAAAAATATGTTGAACTTCCTGAAATGACGAAACGCTACGGCATCAAGAATGCAGACGGAACTATGCGTGCAAAAGTAGGCTTTGCAGTCTTTGAAGATGAAGAAGATAAAAACGCATTGATTAAGCGTACTTATGATGAATTAGTAAGTGCATCAAGACCACAGTTGACCTTGAAAACCTCTACTGTTTATCTGAAAGGCGTTAAAATCGGCGATACTATCCGTGTTGTACGACATGATAAAAAACTAGATTATGACACCCGTATTTTTGAAATCACGTTTAACCGTTTAAACAACGAGTCAAGCGACATTAAATTGGGCGATAGGATTTCAGAAAGCAATGAAGCTAAAATCCAAAATATCGCTAGTCAGAAAGTAGATGAACTTGTTTCAAGTGGCTTTAATAATATCATCTCTAAACTTCCTGAATTTCTTCCAAGTGCTGACGGTTTCAACAATAACTGGTACGGTAAGGACGACCCTACAAAGAAATATGCTGGCAAAGTGCTAGTCAATGATATATGGTTCAAGCCTGACCCTGAACACGAAGGACAGATAATTTTGTTACGTTGGACAGGTGAAGTTTGGGAAGAAGTCATTAGAAGTAATAGCAAGCAAGAAATTATTGATGAAATTGAACGACGGTTTAGAAATCTTGATAATTCAGCGCTTGAAGAAGTTAAACGCAGAACTGACGAAGCCTTTAAAAAAGCTGGTGCAAGTGAAGATTTAGCTAAAGAAGCGAAGAAAATTGCAAACGATAACGTCAGAAATTTAAACACGTTCAAGGTGACGGCAGAACGGGCGCAAACACAATTAAGTCAAGACGTTACGAATTTTAAGAATGAATATGGTTCTAAAATGCTTGAAGTCACTCAAACGACAGACGGCATAAAAACGAAAATCGGAGAGATAACATCATTCATTGATAAGGACGGGCAACGTCAAGAAGAATTGAAGCGTTATGCTAGAGAAGAAACGGCCAATCAGACAAGCGCTATTCGTGAAACAATATCAAGAGATTTTGTCGCTAAAAGTACTTTTACAGAAACCGTTGAAGGTACAAACCAACGTTTTGAAGCACTCACAAGAGAAAATGAAACGAAGCTAGCAGAATACAAGCAAGGTATAGATGGACGTATTGCGGACATCACAAGTCAAGTTGCTGGTAAGGTCAACGAAGCAGATTTTCAACGTGTTAGAGAAACGGCTCAACTCTACGAGCGTATTTTAGGTACGAACGACTCAAACGTTAGCACAAACATAGCAAGAATGGCTTTAACGTCAGACTTGTTTAATGTCGAGGTAGGCAAGAAATTTAGCAATCTTACTAATCTGTTTTATGCACCAACCAAAATTCCTAAATATATTTCATCGGTCGCAACAGATAAGCATTTAGAACGTGTCAGCT